TGCCACATGTCTTTCTCTGACTTAACCTCTATCTTCTTACCAGTAAGCATCTCTGCTATCTTCTCTTCTCTAACCTCACCGTAGGCCAAGTCAATGTCAAACTTCTTTCTATCAGCTTTGTTAGGTTTCATTTATACAGCCTTTTTTTGTTTAAATAAGTTGTTGAACCAAGCAAGCAAACGAGGTCTCTGGGTATTGGGGGACTTTCCTTTCATAATCTCGTAGACCGCCTCTAGACCTTCTTCCTTATATAACTGATGGTGGGGATGCTTAGGGTTACCCACTCTGTATCTCTTGCCGTCTACGTACATCCTTGTCTGGTTCTCTCTACTCCTATCCGACTCCTTAGTGGGTGTCTGCCCAGTTCTTCCCGACTTTGTACTCGCCTGCGAGGGGGCAGTTGAGTTTGTAGTGAAGTCCGGCAGCTTCAACACAAGCCGTTGCCAAGCGGCCAAACCTTTCTGCGTCTTTCGATTTAACTTCTGTCTGGATTTCATCATGTATGTTTCCTATTATCTTAAAGTCAATTTTATGGAGATTAGCGTACTCTACCAGTAAACATAGGGCTTTCTTCATAACGATAGCACCTGCTGATTGAAGTAAGCTGTTTAACGCAGCATGTTCTGACCGGATTGCCACTCGTCTTCCATCCAATCCAAGAACATAACCTCTTCCAGATGCCACTGTAACCTGTTCTCGTAGTCTTCCAAGAGCTGGCGTATTTGCAAGGAACTTTTCTTTAAGTCGTTTACCGACCTTTGCAGTTCCTCCAACGATGCTTCCGATTTTTGAATCTCCTGCGCCGTATAGGAAAGCGTAGATGAAAGTCTTTGCTTGGTCTCTAGTCTCAAGGCCCGCAGCCAACTGGTTTGCTGTGTGAATATCTCCTGTGAGTATTTCATTAGTGTAGTCCTCATCCTTCATATAGTGTGCCAGCATGCGCAACTCTAAGCCACTGGCGTCCATACCAACCAAGCTATAACCTTCCGGTACTGTCCAGCAAGCTCTACATTCTTGGCCGTAAGGCGAGTAGACTGCTGGTACTTGACCCATGTTGGGGCTTGAGTGTGTCATACGGCCTGTCACAGCGCCGTTAGCATTTACGTAACCGTGTACTCTATCGTCTTCTTTAACGGCTTCTATCCAGCTCTGAACCTGTGCGATACGCTTCTGCACTAACAGATACTCCCCAATCAACGCAGCCTCTGGTATACCCTTGACTTTGTTGAGTACCGACTCGTCTACAATCGGCTGACCCTTCTCAGTGAAAGACTTAGGTTTCCACCCAAAGTACTGTAGGTATCGGCCTATCTGTTGACGCGAACCTAAGTTAAACTCTGGGTAATCAATCCTGCTGAAGTCTGCTACTGCTGTCTCCCACTGCTCACCTAAGAACTTTAAACCAACTATAGAGTAGGTGCCGTCTTTCTTTACCTTCGGTGATACTTGTTTTATAAAAGTAGGTAGAGGTCTAAACTTCTCATGTACCTTATCCTCTAAGTCAAGCTTTTTCTCTTTTAATTCAGCTAATAAGACAAACGCTTTCTTCTGGTCTAGGAGCCAACCGTTCTTGATTTGCTGAGCAATAATGTCTTGTACTTGATGTTCAAGGTCAACGCTCTCACTTCTAAAATCATCAAGCTTCGAGACGAGTTTCTTGTAAACACGTTCATTAACTCTAACGTCTTGCTGACAGTACTCCACCATATCCTGAGAAAAATTAAGCCAATCATTGTAGTCTCCTTTAAGGCATCCTAATTGCTCGCCCCAGCTATCTAGTGAATGACCACCTTGGCGTGAAGGCTCTGCCAAGCGTGACATAACAAGTGTGTCAGTTACTTTCTTATCAGTGAAGTCTACGTTCCAAAGCTTTTTGAGCGCCGGTATATCATAGCCAATTATGTTGTGGCCTATGATTTCCATCTGCTCAGAATAAAAGTAATCTTTAAAAGCAACCTCACTGGTAAACACTAGCTCTTTAGCTGTGCTTACTTCACGTACTGCAACACACCATATAAGAGTAGGCTCTAGCCCGTTGGTTTCAATGTCAAAGACTATCTTCTTCATCTGCTTAAAAGTCCACCTTATCATCGGCTACTGGACACGCTGTCTCAATCATACGGCCAGAGTCTTTATCGTAGTAGAGGTAACAAGCTGCACCAGTCAAACCAACAAACCGATTCTTCAGAACCCTGACGCACGTAGTGTTGCGTATATCAGCGTCTGGGTGCTGCTGGTCACGTTCTAAGCCAATCACCATGTCACTTAGCTGTGCGATACTGGCTGACCCTCTAAGCTCGCCTAAGCTAATCTTACCGCCGTCCTCGTGAGCCTTCTGACCTGATGGTCGGCGGAGGTGAGACACTAAGAACAAGCCGACACCTGTCTCCTGAACTATCTTACGGAGGTTAGTCATAATGCTATCAATGGCCTTACGCTCGTCTCCGTTGGCTTGGTCACTGACTACGATGCTCAGGTGGTCTAGGATAATCCACTTACAGTCTAAGCCTTTAGCCATGTAGCGTATGCGTCCTAGCAGGTCATCCTCACTGGTGCTGCCCCAATGGTCAAGCATATAGATACGTCCTGTACCCATAGTCTTTTCCCAGTAACCTTTCTGCTCTTCAGTGGTAACTGCTGCTTTAACATCCGGTAAGTGTAGCTGCTTATTAGCTTCGATGGACATAATACCTAGAGCTGTCTTGGGTATGTCTTCTTCCAGTGCCAAGATACCTATGTTATCTTCTGTCTGGTTCAACAAGTAGTGTTCCAGCTCACGTACTATCTGAGACTTACCCATGCCAGAACCTGAAGTAATGGTAACCAGCTCTTTAGCCCTAAAGCCGTGGGTGTACTCGTTTAGACACGTCCAAGGGTAAGGAATAGAAACAGTCTGTGCTTGTTCCTGTAGCAAATCCCAAGTGTCTAATCCTGACACAATACCATCGGGCCTGAATACCTTAGCATCCCACCAGCTACTAACAAACTCTGACACCTTTCGGGCCTTCAACATATCGCCTGCGTCCTTCAGGGGCAGTGTTACGTTCTTAGCCTTATTGGGTGTGAATAAAGTTAGTACAGACTGTGCTGCTTCCTGTCCCGCTTTGTCGTTATCAAAACAGACAATAACGTTATCGAAGCTCTCTAACCAGTCTAGGTTAGCTTTAATATCCTTAGTTGCACCGGCAGCGCCTGACCTAATTGATACTACTGGCCATTTGCCGTCGAACATCTCAGAGACAGCCATTGCGTCCGCCTCTCCCTCAGTGATGGTAATGTACTTACCGCCTTCTCTATATGCCTGTTGTCCAAACAGTCCTACATTGTCGAAGTTACCTGTTGCGTAGAATCCTTTGTTATCTACTTGTCTGACCTTCGTCCCTGTGGCCTGACCTGTGTCTTTATCGTAGTACGGGTAATGATGCTTGACAATCTTACCCTCTGGGGAGAACTCTACAGTCACACCGAACTTAGCTGCGATTGCCTGTGAAATCTTCCTATCGGGGATTGACGCTATAGTTCCTGTCATCTCAAATGCTCTTGTTTGCTTCTTAATTACATCAGCAAAGTCTGAGGCAGTTCCGTTGCCTCTCTCGTAGTGACCACACCCACCAGTAAAACAGTAGGCGTGTCCATCAGAGTACCTTGCAAGGTTGTTGCCTGAGCCACAATTAGGACATGGCTCATGCTTTACAAAGGTAGACTCTTCTCTCATCCTTAAAAGTCCTCTGCGCCTTCCATCTCTGCTACTTCCAGAACCTTAACTTTGTTGAGGTAAGTACCCATTCCGTGTACAGGGTGCGGTTGACCGTCTGTATACAGTAGCCTGACTCTAGAGCCTCTGGTCACTCGACCACTAAACTCTGTCCCATCAGGGTTAAGTACTGGCACATCGAACTTACTGCTAAACTTACGCTGTTTGACGCCTTCGTACTCTCTCAGCTTGACACCCTTAGCATCTAGCTCATCTGCTGTTGCGTCATCTAAAGACACTACCAGAGAGAATTTACCAGTGGATTGGTTGTTGTAGACCTCATGCTCAGTTAGGTTAGCGAATGCTACTGTACCTTCTAATGTTGCTAATGACATAGTTATTACCTTTTCAGTTGGTTATTAAATTGATTCATCTACTTAAGTATACTTTAGTTAGTTACTTTAATGTTTAATCTTAAAGAACATAACATAAGGATATTATAGCATTAATTATAGCCTTTGTCAAATTCAAATTCATCTAGGCTAATTGTGAAGTCTATCTGGGTATCTACGGTGGCGTCGAAGTCACTGTAAGCCTTACTTGAAATCTTGCTACAGTCGTAGCAAAGGCCCACCATTGTGTCTGATTTACCGTAGGTTTTGTTTAGTTCCGCGTTAGTCAATATAACGTCACAAGCTTTGCATCTACTCATTTTGTCTCTCTCCAAATGCGTTGTCGTGTTTCTGTTTGAAGTCGCTGTAAGACATTGCGTGGTATTCCTGTCGTAGCCTATCAGCGGCCATGGCTTGCATCTCTGATACTGTCATGCAGTAGAGCTGATACTCGACCAGCTCATTAACCATTACGTAGCTACTATCGTCTAGCCAGTCGCTCTGATGGTCGTAACCAATCAACTGCTCTTTAATCTTGCTCACTATTCGTCGTCCTCATCAAATGTGTAAACGTTACCCCAAGAAATAATAATACAGGGCAGCAGTATTATAACACCTTGAAAGGGCATTGTCTCTATTTCTCCAGTCAGGATATTCTGTGTATATACTGGCCTGCTATCGACGAATTCGATATCTAAACCGGTTCCAGCTCTAAACTCTATTGATAAATGCCTGTTAAATAATATCCAGCTCATAATTTACCCCCTTGTTTATGTAGTAGACCTGCTCTAAGGCCCTTCTCGTAGCCTGTAAGGGCTTCTGGGGCCTCTCCTGACCCTACCCCAAAGCCTC